CATGGACCCATTACTCAGCATCAGTCAGGGCCTGATGAAGGCAGCCCTGGACAAACTGATCGACCAGAAGGATCAAACCTGTGAGGACGGCGCAAAGGATCCGAAGCTGGCTGCCATGCTTGGTGCTCGTATTGACGACGCTGGCTTGCGCCCCGACCCGCGTGGTCCTGGTGCCTCCGGGGACGCCCGTGCGACTGGCTGAACCTGTGAAGGCTAAGGTCTGGGCGAAGGACTCGACCGGCGCTGTCGTCAAAAGCAGAAACCGCGTGACCATCCCGGAGGGCTGGTACGCACTCCCGAAGGAATAACCATGGCCCAGCAAATCATCAACATCGGCACCATCGCCAACGACAACACCGGGGACACGCTCCGAGGCGCCGGGCAGAAGATCAACGACAACTTCGACGAGTTGTATGGTAACCTGCCAATCGACACAGCCCCGGCCACCTGGGTGCCTACGCTGACCGACTCGGGCGGTGGCCGGACCTACAGCTACACGGTCAACACCGCGCGGCATACCTCCATCGGATTCGTTGCCACCTTCACGGCCGACATCACCGTGAACTCGGTGAGCGGCTCCGCCACCGGAGACCTCCGCATCAGTCTGCCCAATCCTGTCTCCTACGATGCCGCCCTGGCTATCTGGCTGGACAACGCCAGCGCCCAGGCCAAGACCGCGGTGATCGGTAAGGCTGTCGGCGGTACATCCTACGCCGCCTTGTACCATTACGAGACCGGAGACATCACCAGCATGGCCAGCCAGATCCAGGCAACCAGCCGGATCCTGATCTCCGGCACCTACTTCACCGCGTAAATGACCATCATCGGCTCCAGTCTCCAGCAGGGCATGACGGTGCTCCAGCAGATGCTGGGGGCGCCCATGTTCATCTGGGAAGGCAGCTCGATCCGATGCATCCCGGCAGCCGTTACCGACGCCAACACCCCGGTGGCCGGTGGCTTCCAGGACAACGTGGCCTCGAGGATCCTGGTCAAGTTCAGCGACTGGAAGACCTGGGACAGCACCCTGGTCACGATGGACACCACGCTGTACACCCTCGACCAGGGCACCGAGTTCTCCCGGCTGCTGAAGGAGGACGGCTACTATCTGCTCCAGGAGAACACCGACCGCATCGCCCTGACCTTTTGCAAGCCCCGCCCCGTGGTCGGCCGCACGCTGGTCTATCAAGGCCGGACCCTCCGGATCCTGTCCTGCCGTGTGGATGCCTCGGGCGCATACTACAGCCTCGAACTAGGAGCGAAAACCCGGTGAGGCCTGTCGTAAACATGACGGTGGATTCCAGCCGCTTCGATGCGGCAATGAAGGCCTATCTGCTATCGACCAGCCGAGACCTTCACAAGGCCATCAACGCGCGGTTTTTCTTCCTGATGGTCCGGCTGTTCGTCCTGGTGCCGCCCAAGAGCCCGGGACAGGAACGGCGCCGCATTGCCGACTATCTGGGAAAGCCCCTCGGTGACGTGAACCGGAAGAGCAAGAAAACCGGAAAGCGCATCGGCAAGTCCCGCCTGCTTCGCCGGGTGCACCTGATCGCCCAGGCGCGCGAGGCCAAGGCAGGCCGCCGCGGTCTCTACGGCGAGGAGATGAAGGCAGCAGCCTCGGCCCTGATGCGGAAAGCCATCGGCTCGGTGGGTTACCTGCGCTCCGGTGTGGTGAAAGTGATCCGGATTTACAATCGGGGCTTCACCCAGTTTCAAAGCCCGAAGTGGAAGCCACTGTCGAAGCCTGCAGGCTACAAGGCGCCAAAGAAAACGAATGCCGCCCTGGTAGCTTTGGCCAACCAGTACGGCCTGCCCGAGGAGAACGTGGCTGTTCACAAGGGAACCAAGGCCCGAGGCATCCAGGCAGTCCCAGGCTTCAACCCGACGGCCTCGGTGGTCATGACTGCCGGCGTGGCAGATAACCAATACAACCGAGTTTCCGCCATCTACAACACCGCGATGCAGAAGGCCATGGACGACGAGCTGATCGAGCTGACCAGCCACATGACCGAGGCCATGCTTGCCAACGGTAAGGTGCTGGAGGACAACGGGATCGCCATCAAATGAACGCCGTCGCACTCAGAGCGGAAAAGGCCGTGGCAGACTACCTGGCTGCCGCCGACTGGTCGGGCTCCGGTTCCGGAACGCCGACCTGCCTGACGTCCTACAGCCGCGGCCTGTACGACGACCCGGACCTCGATGACGTCATGCCTAACTTCCCGAGGCTCGTGGTATCGACCAACTCGGCCCGGCCCGTTCAACGGGTGGACCTGACGAACGAGGTTGAGGTCTCTGTCGAACTGCAGCTATCGGCCGACGACACCGACGAGGCTGCTGTCCTGACCACTGTGCAGGTGCTCGACAATCGGATCCTGCCGCTCTTTGACGACTCCGGGGCCTCCGCCTTGGACGCGCCAACAAACGACGCCAGCGGCCCGTTTACGGCCCAGTTCGCCGCCCCCCTAGACTTTGGGGCATCCTCAATCTCTAATCGGTCCAGGACGTTCACCCGGACATTCACGCTTTACTGCAGCGCAACCATCTAACCCAACCCACACATGGCTAACACACAAGGCAGCAAATACATTTTCGGATCACCGGCGACCCTCGAACTTTACGACGCCGCGGGCGGCCTCGTTGTCACCGGGTACGTCTCGCCCGACATGGAGTCTTACGACATCACCCACGAGGCCGACACCGAGGAGGTGCGGAACAGCTCCGGCGAGGTTGTCGGCCACATCGGCTACAACAACCGTTTGACGCTGACCGTGAACTTCATCCCGGCCAACACGACCAGCGTGGCCAACGCCAAGCTGTCGGCGGCCCTGCCTGATGTGAATGGCACCTGCATCATCAGCGGCGCCCCAGTGATCGAGATGGGCGGCTACATTGACGCCATCAACGCCGTCACCGGAAACCGCTGGATCTACGCTGGCGGTGGTTCCATCAAGACCACGGCCACCGGCAAGGCTACCGGCACGATCACCCTGAAGCGGTACACCAACATCACCGCAACCGGCGCCGCCACCGCCCTGTGAGCCAACTGGCCGACATCCTGACAGCGACAGCCAAGCCCTGCCCGGTGGTGATGGGGCTCCGGCTGCTGCCTTATTCGGTGGGGCACTCGCTAGTGCTCCATCGTATCGGCTCGCCGCTGGTTGTCGGTGGCCCTGTCGGCCGTGCGGATCTCATGACCGCGGTGCTCATCTGTTCCCAACCCATCCAGGAGTCGCTGGCGGCGATCTATTCGCCCTTCCGAAACCTGGTCCTGAAGGCCTGGGCATGGAAGGTGAAGCGCCTGTCATTCGATGCCGAGCTCGACAAGTGGAACGAATGGATGGCCGGGCAATCGACCGCCCCGGAAATCCTCATGAAGCAGGGCAGCTCTAGGCAGCTCTCGATGCCATGGCCCGAGCGGATGCTGGCCTGCTGCCTCGAGATCGGCCTCGAGGAGGACACCGTGCTGGCCATGCCTATCGGTGACGCCGAGCGCCTTGTCCTGGCGCGCGCTGAGACCCATGGTGATGTCGAGCTGTGGAGCCCGAAGGACGAGGCCCTCTGGCGCTGGATGAAGCAGCAGGAAGCAATCAAGAACTGACACCATGGCCATCTTCTCACTACTCGCTAAACTCGGCCTCGATGGCACCGCGTTCGAGACCGGTCTGAAAAGGTCGCAGTCGATGGCCAAGGGCATCGGCCGAGAGATCTCCGGTTCACTGGCCGGGATGTTCGCGGTCGACAAGATTGCCGATTTCGGAATGAAGGCCATCGAGACAGCCGGAAAGCTGAACGACCTTTCAACCCGACTGGGCGTGTCGGTCGAGTTCCTGCAGGAGATGCAGTACGCTGCCGAGCAAAGCGGCGCCAGCCTCGAGGATGTTGCCGGAGCTGTTGAGAAGATCTCAATCGCCCGAATGAAAGCCTTGTCTGGAGATAAGGCATCCATTGAGCTGTTCGATAAAATGGGAATCTCGATGGAGACGGTCAAAAAAGGTTCCGAGGCGATATTTTTAGCCACCGGAAAGCCGTTCTTCGAAGGTGTGGATCCTCAGAAACTCATCGGTCCATTGAGAGAGCTGGCAGGAAAAGGCGCTGGCGCACTGATTCCAGCAATGGCAGAAGGCCTAGAGGCAGCCGCGGAAAAGGCCCGAAACCTCGGCCTTGTGATGTCTAACGAGGTGGTTGCTTCTCTCGACGAGTTCAACGACCGCGTCGACACCATGAAGAAAGGTCTCGAGGTCGGAATCGGAACCATGATTTCCAATCTTGGCACCCCTTTACTCAGGCAGCTCGACGCCCTCGGAGCAGGCCTCATGGGCTTCTTTGGCGCCCTAGACGCCCCAGGTCGTGCAGGCTTCCAGATCGACCACTGGTTCGAGCAGTTCTCCCAATCCAGAAGGGCTGCCCTGGATGAAATGGATGCTGAGGCCGAAGAGAAGAAAAACGAGCGCCAACGACGCGAGGAAATGCGGGCGAAGTCGAAGATCGTCGAGCAGCAAACCGCATTCAAGACGGTGGCCGTTTCGGCCTCTACCGGCGACCAACTCGCCCGCACTGGTGGCTTCACCGCTTTCCAGTCGAACATGGACCGATACTTTGGCAACGTAAGGACGCAGGCCCAAGACCTCCGGGACATTGCCAAGAACACCAAGAAGACAGCCGAGGCTGTTTCCGAATAACATGGCAACGATCCAACAATCCACCGAGCTGTCGGCCTTCCCAGGCTACATCGAGGTCAGCCGCCGGTTCGATCAGTCGGGCTCAGGCACCGGCCCGGTGTGGACGATTGAGTACCGCGGCACCAAGGATGCCATCCGGATTGCAACTCTCGCCTGGTCGAACATCGGCGCCAAATACAGCACCACCGAGGACGGCCCCTATGCCTCGGCCACTGTTATCTTCTCAGGCCCGACTGCTGATCCCGGCAACC